GGATTGTCAAAGAGGCAGATGGGACTTTCCTGAACTCAAAGAGATAGCGATGCGTGAATACACTTATTGGGAGACAGATATGGTTTTGATCGAAGCCAAAGCGTCTGGTACGCCACTGACTCAAGAACTCAGAAGGATGGGTATTCCTGTTGTAAATTACTCACCAAGTAGAGGTCACGATAAACATTCACGTATGCACTCTGTTGCACCTGTATTTGAAGCTGGTATGGTTTTTGCACCAAAAAGGATGTTTGCTGAAGAGATGATCGAAGAGTGTGCTTCTTTTCCTTTTGGAAAAAATGACGATTTATGTGATACTATGACCCAAGCTATCATGCGATTTCGTGAAGGTGGATTTTTAAGTTTAGCTTCTGATTACGAAGATGAAGACAGAGGCGTAAGACAAAGGATTTATTACTAATGGCAATAGAACGAACAACACCAGAACCAGTAGAAATGACAACGGCTCAAGATGCAGAGGAGCAAGAAATTGTTGAGGTGATGGAAGGTATCGAAGAAGCCGATATACAAATTCAAGAAGACGGTTCAGCAATACTAGGGCCAGAAGAAGAAATGCAAATGACTTCTGAGTTTGGAGAGAATCTCGCGGAAGTCGTTTCAGAATCAGAATTATCAAAAATATATATTGATCTTATGGCAGCTATCGAATCAGATAGATCAAGTAGAGAAGATTGGGAAAAAACATATACCGACGGATTGAAGTATCTAGGTATGAAGTTTGATGAAACAAGATCAGAACCATTTGAAGGCGCAAGCGGTGTCACGCACCCACTATTAGGAGAAGCCGTCACTCAATTCCAAGCGCAGGCATACAAAGAGCTACTGCCTGCTGGTGGCCCAGTAAAAACTCAAGTAGTTGGCGCATACGATTCAGTAGTTGAAGAACAAGCGCAAAGAGTGCGTGAGTTTATGAATTATGAAATTGTGCATGTGATGGAGGAATACGACGAAGATTTAGATCAGATGTTGTTTTACTTACCACTTGCAGGCTCTGCATTTAAAAAAGTCTACTACGATGAGAATTTACAACGTCCAGTATCAAAATTTGTAGCACCTGAAGACCTTATAGTGCCTTATTACACTACTGATTTGGAATCTTGCCCAAGAATCAGTCACGCAATCAAAATGCCAGAAAACGATGTTAAGAAACTACAAGCAATAGGTTTCTATAGAAACGTAGAACTGCAGCCAGACGATGAAAACCAAGACTATTCTTCGTTAAAAACAGAAAAAGAAAAGCTAGAAGGCGTAGAACCTTCATACGATACAGGTGAAATATGTTTATTATACGAAATTCACTGTAATTTAGACCTTGAAGGCTTTGAAGATATGGGCGAAGACGGTCTAGAAACAGGCGTAAAACTGCCATACATCGTTACAATTGACTCAAATACTGAAAATATACTTGCAATCAGGCGTAATTTTAGAGAAGACGACCCGATGCGCACTAAAATAGAGTATTTTGTGCATTTTAAGTTCCTTCCTGGACTTGGATTCTATGGATTTGGTCTAACTCACATGATTGGTGGCTTATCTAAGGCTTCTACCTCTATTTTAAGACAATTAATTGATGCTGGAACGCTATCAAACCTACCAGCAGGCTTCAAAACAAGAGGAATACGCATCAGAAACGAAGATGAACCCATACAACCAGGTGAATTTAGGGATGTAGATGCACCAGCAGGGTCATTAAGAGAAGCAATACAGCCATTACCATTCAAAGAGCCTAGCGGTACGCTTTTAAATCTGCTTGGATTGCTTGTTCAATCAGGCCAAAGGTTTGCATCAATTGCAGAGATTGCAGTTGGTGAGGGTAATTCGCAAGCACCTGTAGGAACAACACTAGCCTTGATGGAAAAATCAACGAAAGTGTTGAGCGCGATACATAAACGCTTACATAACGCGCAAAAGAAAGAATTTGGACTTTTAGCTGATATTTTGGCTGATAGTTTGCCACCAGTTTATCCTTATCAGGTATCTGGCGGTGTAAATGAGATAAAACAGTCAGATTTTGATGGAAGAGTAGACATTTTCCCTGTTAGTAACCCTGACATATTTTCTACAAGCCAAAGAATTGTTATGGCGCAAGAAATGATGCAATTAGTACAAAGTAATCCAGAAATACATGGCCCTGGTGGAGTGTATGAGGCTTACAGAAGAATGTACTCATCACTTGGAGTAGATAATATTGATAATTTGTTAAGACCACCCCCTCCCTCTGAGCCGTCTCCAGTTGAAGCTGGTATGGAAAACAGCACTTTATTGATGGGAGGTATGGCGCAAGCATTTCCGCAACAAAACCACGATGCGCATATTGCAGCACATTCAAGTTTACTTAACTTGCAACCAGTACAAACAAATGCGCAAGTACAAGCAAATATAATCAGTCACATCATGCAACATATACAAATGAAAGCCGATATGATTGCCTTGCAACAAATGCCACCAGAAATGAGACAACAATACGAACAGCTTAAACAACAAGCTCAACAGGCAAGTCCTGTAGAAGCGCAACAAATGAACTCGCAAGCAGACGATATTTTGGCTCAAGTAAGCTCACCTATTATGACTGAGTTGATGTTAGAGTTTTCTGCTCAAGTAGGAATGACTGGTGATGAAGATCCACTTGTGACTATAAGAAAACAAGAACTTGCGCTGAAAGGGCAACAATTAACGCAAGATCAACAACAGTTTGAAGCTAAAGAAAGACAAAGAGCAGTAGAACAAGCGCGACAAGATCAGATAGACAGAGAGCGTATTGATACATCGCGTGATATAGCAATTATGAAAGATAACACCACCAAAGATAGACTTGACCAACAAAAGCAACTAAAATTAATTGATATTGGACTAAAAGAGCTATAAATATGATAAAAAGAACAGAAGTTAAAGATCAGAAAACGCCAACTGTTTTAAATGGTAAGCAATCTTACTCTAACAAAGGCACGTTAGTAACGAGAAAAGCTAAATCATTTGAAGCAAATACCACTCCAAAACCTGGTATGGGTAAAGGGAAAGCGAGAGGTATGGGTGCTGCCGAGTTTGGCGGTAAGTTTTCTGGTGTTTACTAATGGATGATGCACTAGCCTCACTCCTATTAAAACAAATTGCTGAAAAAAAATCAGACTTACAAAGTTTGATTTTGAATGGTACAAAAGATTTTGAAGAGTATCACTATCTACGCGGTCGTTACAATTCTCTCGACGACGTAGAACAAGAAATAAGAGAATTGCTGAAACGAATAGGTGAACACGATGACAGGAGTAGTAGTACCTGACCATATCGCAAACGAGATTGAGAAGGAAAACAAAAAGAATGAGCCTGGTTGGGACGCAAATGGATCGCCAGTTGATGATGCTTTTGTAAAACCAGAAGAAAGGGTGCTAGACCCTTCATTACTAGACAAATCCCTTTTAGAACGCATGCCAGAACCTACAGGTTGGCGTATGCTGATCTTGCCTTATAGGGGTAAATCCGTCACAAAAGGCGGTATTATGTTGGCAAAAGAAACCATAGACAGAGAATCTTTAGCAACAGTCGTTGCTTATGTTCTTAAATGTGGGCCACTTTGCTATTCAGATAAAAATAAATTTGGCGACACCCCTTGGGCCAAAGAAAAACAATGGGTATTAATTGGTAGATATGCTGGTGCTAGGTTCAAACTTGGCGACAATGCAGAGTGCCGTATCATAAACGATGACGAAGTTATCGCAACTATAGACGACCCTGACGATATTGTTAGTGTCTAAAACATGAGGAGCTATCATGCAAGATACTGAAAAAGTAGAAGCAACCGAAGAGTCAGCGCAAGAACCAACTGAGGTTGTTGAGCTTGATGAAGAGGTAACTGAAAGTCCAGAAGCAGAAGCTGCACCGATAGAGGACATATCGGAAGAGGAGTCTGCCAAAGACAAACAAGAAGACGACCTGGAAGACTATTCCAAGAATGTTCAAAAAAGGATTGCTACTCTCACTAAGAAAATGAGAGAACAAGAAAGAGCAGCCAATTCTGCTTATGAATATGCAAAAAATTTACAAGCTGAGAATGAACAACTAAGAAAAAGCAGTACAGAGTTAAAAACCAGCTATCAAACTGAAGCAGAGAGCAGATTGAAATCACAAAGAGCGCAAGCAAATTCTGTTTTGAAATCTGCATATCAAGAACAGGATTGGGACAAAGTAACAAAAGCGCAAGATATACTTGATAAAATTAATATTGAAGAAAGTAAACTCGCAAATACTAAAATAGTTTCAGAAACAGACAATCAAGCGTCTACGGTACAATCACAACCCACAAATAATCAGCCAATGCAAAAAGCTGTAGATCCCAAAGCCGAAGAATGGGCGAATAAAAATGAGTGGTTTGGTACTGATAAAGTGATGACTACTGCTGCTTTTACAATACATGACATACTAACAAATGAGGAAGGAATTGACGCAAGCGATCCAATATACTATTCTGAACTCGACAAACGTATTCGCAATGAGTTTCCGCATAAGTTTAATGAAGTTGCAGAAACATCAACGAAGCCGAAAGTGCAACAAACTGTTGCACCTGCTGGCAGAAGTGAAAGCACTGGTAGGAAGAAGCAAGTAAAACTTACCAAAAGTGAAGTAGAAATGGCGAGGCGTTTGAATGTGCCTCTGAAAGAATATGCAAAACATATCAGAAGGTAAAAAATTATTATGAATAAAGATAAGAATACAGATGCGAAAGCATCAACAAACAACAGAACACCACGTTCTGCCGAAACTCGAGCTAAAAGTAATGCTCGCAAACCATGGCGACCCCCATCAATGTTGGAGACACCGCCTGCACCTGAAGGATATGAATACAGGTGGATAAGAGCCGAAATCGTTGGACAGGAAGATAAAAAGAACGTCAGTTCTAGGTTAAGAGAAGGTTTTGACCTTGTTAGAGCCGAAGAAATTGGCGATTTTGAAATCCCTACGCTTGACGATGGAAAGCATGCAGGTGTTGTATCAGTGGGAGGTTTGTTATTGGCGAAGATTCCTAATGAAACGCGAGAAGAAAGAAACGCCTACTTTCAAGGACGCGCTCAAACGCAACAAGAAGCGATTGACAATGATTTAATGAAAGAATCTGACCCAAGTTCTCCGATCTTACGACCAGAGAGAAAAACAAGCGTAACTTTTGGCGGTGGTAATCGTAAATAACGATAATCACCATATCTTATAAAACTGAATAAAGGATATTCATTATGGCAAATAAAGATGCACCTTTCGGGTTTCGTTCAGTTGGCAAAAAAGGCGGTGGCGTTGCAAATGGCGGTGTTACTGAGTATGAAATTGCTTCTGGCGCAACTGGAAATATCTTTTCGGGCGATCCAGTAAAGATGTTGAACACAGGTACTATTCTAGTAGCTGGTGCAGCAACAACTTTGTTGGGAATATTCAGAGGATGCAAGTACACGAATAGTTCAGGTGAGGTAGTTTTCTCATCTTACTTTCCAACTGCAACTGTATCATCTGATATTGTAGCATTTGTTGAAGATGATCCTGATACTTTGTTTGAAGTACAATGTACTGGTTCTTTGGCTCAGACTGCTGTAGGTAACAACGTAGAGTTGGCTTACACGGCTGGTTCAACTAAAACTGGTATGTCTGCTGCTGAAATTAGTTCCACTACAGCAGCTACTACTGCTCAGTTTAGAATCGTAGGATTCTCAACTGATCCAAACAACAGTACTACAGGTTCAGCTAACGTAAATGCAATCGTATACATCAATGAGCATTTCTACACCACGGTCACAGGAGTATAAATAATGGCTATTAATCGTTCACAATTAGCAAAAGAACTAGAGCCTGGTTTAAACGCCCTGTTTGGGATGGAATATGCCAGATACGAAGCAGAACACGCTGAGATTTTTGATACTGAATCTTCAGATCGAGCATTTGAAGAAGAAGTTCTAATATCAGGTTTCGGTAATGCAGAAGTAAAAGCAGAGGGAACTGGAGTCAGATTTGACAACGCTTCCGAAGGCTATACTTCACGTTACACTCACGAAACTGTAGCACTTGCTTTTGCTCTAACAGAAGAGGCAGTAGAGGATAACCTATACGATCGTTTAGGAGCTAGATACACTAAAGCTCTTGCTCGTTCTATGGCTAACACTAAGCAAATCAAAGCAGCAGCAGTATTGAACAATGCGTTCTCTACAACTGGTGGTGACGGATCTACATTAATCGCTACAGATCACGCATTAAGTGGTGGTGGTTCATTAGCAAACCGTGCAACTACTATGGCTGACTTGAATGAGACTTCACTTGAAGATGCGTTGATTAACATCAGCACATTTACAGATGACAGAGGTCTTAACATTGCTTTAAGAGGAATGAAACTTATCGTTCCACCTCAACTGCAATTTGTCGCTGACAGACTCTTACAATCTCCAGGGAGAGTAGGAACTTCAGACAACGACGTAAACGCAATTAGAAACACAGGTATGCTACCTGACAGTTATGTAGTGAATCACTACTTGACTGATACAGATGCTTTCTTCATCAAGACAGATTGTCCTGACGGATTCAAGCATTTTGAAAGATCACCAATGTCAACTGCGTTGGAAGGTGACTTTGATACAGGTAACATGCGCTACAAAGCTAGAGAAAGATACTCTTTTGGGTACTATAACTTTAGAGCAGTTTACGGTTCTCAAGGAGCTTAATTGAACCAACAGTAGGGTTTATTACTCAACTACTGACTAAGGGAGCTATATGCTCCCTTTTTTAATGTTTTTATAAAGGTTTATTTTTCTTTAGATACAGAGTAAGATGATATTGTGTTTAATTAGCTTAATGAGGGCCATCTCGGTTTCCATTAATACAAAATAAAGGAGTTCATAATGGCTAATCCACATTTTCAAAACCTAATACTATGGGCAGGTAATACTGTTGCTAGTAAAAACAAAAAAAATCTTCCGATGTTTCAACCATACCCATCGGATCAAACGTACTATGGTTATTTCAATGACTTTATGACTTACAATTCTGGTGATTGGACAATAACTACAACAGAAGCTGGTTCAGGTAACGCCAGTGAAGCTCTTACATCACAAGCTGGTGGAGCTTTGTTAATTACAAATGATGATGCTGATAACGATTTAGACTTTCTACAACTAAAAGGCGAATCATTTAAATTAAGCACTAGCAAAAGAGCATACTTCTCAGCTAGATTTAAAGTAAACGATGTAGACCAATCGGACTTTGTAATGGGGTTAGGTATTACTGATACTACACCTCTTGATACTACTGATGGTGTTTTCTTTATCTCAGCAGACGGAGATGCTGGACTAGATTTTCTTGTTGAGAAAGATAACAGCAATACTACAACTGAAGATGTAGCTACAATGGCAGACGATACTTTTATAACTGTAGCTTGGTTTATTGATCCAGACGCATCAAAAGTTTATTACTCAATAAACAATGCAGAACCTGTAGGTGTTGTAAACACTAACTTACCAGATGATGAGGAACTTACAGTATCATTCGGTATTCAAAACGGTGAGGCTTCTGCTCAGACGATGACCATTGATTACGTTAATGTTCTAATCGAAAGATAGGAGAATACAATGGCAGATACAGTAACTTCTCAAACTATCCAAGATGGTGAAAGAGTTGCTATCTTGAAGTTCACCAATGAATCAGACGGTACAGGCGAATCTTCTGTAAAAAAAGTTGACGTTTCTGCGTTGACTTCTAACAGCGCAGGAGAAGCCTGTACTGGTGTTTCTATAGCACGTATTTATTGGGCCACTAGAGGTATGGGCGTTGATATTGAGTTTGACGCATCTACAAATGTCTTAGCTATGCCTTTACCTGCAGACAGTACAGGTGATGAGTATTACGATGACAGATTCAGTGGTATCCCAAATAATGCTGGCTCTGGTGTAACTGGAGATATTGACTTCACAACAGTTGGACACTCTAGCGGTGATGCTTATTCAATAATTTTAATATTGAATAAAAACTACTGATAGATGGCTAAAAAAAGAAAAACCAAACCAATAAGAAAGACTGTTGGTAAAGGTGGAAATTACCGCCCCACGAAAAGTGGGGCAGGTATGACGAAAAAAGGCGTAAAAGCCTATCGTAGAAAAAACCCTGGTTCAAAACTAAAGACTGCTGTAACAGGGAAAGTCAAAAAAGGAAGTAAAGCAGCAAAACGCAGAAAGTCATACTGCGCAAGATCACTTGGACAGCTAAAACGCAGTTCAGCAAAGACAAGAAATAATCCAAATTCAAGAATTAGACAAGCTAGAAGAAGGTGGAAGTGTTAAATGGCTAAGAAAACAAAAAAAAGAGACGCTTGTTATCATAAAGTAAAAGCTCGTTACAAGGTATGGCCATCTGCTTACGCATCTGGTGCTTTATCCAAATGCAGAAAAGTAGGTGCTAAAAATTGGGGTAACAAAAGTAGACAAAAGAAAGCAACAGGCGGTCTGGTAACTATCAGAGGTCAAGGTTGCGTTATGAAAAATAGGAAAAGATAGTGGCCAAAAAAAATTCATTAAGAGAATGGTTTGGTCAAAATAAAGGAAAAGGTTGGGTCGATTGCAAGACAGGAAAACCTTGCGGTAGACAGAAAGGTGAAAAAAGAAAAGGTTATCCTGCATGTAGACCAACTATGGCTCAATGCACATCCGCAGCAAAAAAGAAAAAAGGCCCTGGAAGAATTAGTTGGAAGGGGAAAAGTAGTGGTGGTGAAATGAGAAAACAGAATCGTATCAAAATGAAAAACGGTGGATTCATCGCAAAAGGGTGTGGTAAGGTTATGAACAACAGACGTAAAGTAACAACAATTTCTTAGGAAAAAAAATGGCAAAAAAGAAAACAAAAATGGAAGCTAAAATGGCAGCTAGAAAAGCTGCTAAAGTTAGACCAGAAGAAAAATCGGCAGATAATAGAATTTTATACAATATGCCGAAAAAGAAAAAAGTAGCTAAGAAAAAAGCCAAGAAAAAGAGTAAATAACAATGGCTTTGTCAGGTAGTACAGACTTTGAACCTAATGTAACTGAGTTCATAGAAGAAGCCTATGAAAGATGTGGTCTTGAACTTAGAACAGGTTATGACTTAAAAACAGCTAAAAGATCCATCAACCTCATGTTAGCTGAATGGGCAAACAGAGGACTTAATCAGTGGACTATTGAACAAGCTACCCAGACTGTAACAGAAGGAACTGCTTCTTACAGTTTGAATACTAATGTCATAGATTTATTAGATATGGTAGTTCGTAGAACTGTAAACAGTGTGGATACTGATACAAACATTACCAGGATAAGCAGATCAGAATATATAAACATACCCACGAAAAGCCAAAAAGGTAGACCTTCACAATTCTTTTTTGACAAATTAACTACACCAGCTATAAAAGTATGGCCTACGCCAGAAAATTCTACAGATATTCTAGTATTTAACAAACTTGTCAGAATGGACGATGCTGATACAGCAAGAAATACAATGGATATGCCATTTAGGTTCTATCCGTGTTTTACAGCAGGTTTAGCGTATTATTTATCTGTTAAACGTGCGCCTGATAAAACCCAAATGCTAAAACAAATGTATGAAGAAGAGTTCAGAAGAGCAGCAGACCAAGATGAAGATAGAGCTTCATTCAGACTCAAACCATCTATGCGGAGTAGTTATTGATGGCTTATGCAACTGGTAAATTTGCATTAGGTTTATGTGATAGATGTGGGTTTGAGTATAAACTTGGAGATTTAAGAGAAGAATGGAATGGCTTAAAAACTTGTCCAGAATGTTATGAGCCAAAAGCTCCTCAAATCGAACCATTGCCTGTAGTAAATGATTCAGAGGCTTTATACAATCCTAGACCAAATAACGATAAAGAAGTGGGTGAGGGTTTCGTTGTTATTAGTGATGCAAATGTTTTCAATAGTACAAGTAATAATTTTTTATCAATGAATCCATCAATCCTTGGTTCTAATTTTTCTTTATCTGAAATGACATCAGAACTAGGAACAGTTACAATCACAACATGACATACTCAGAACTAACAACTTTAATCAAAAATTTTACTGATAACAGTGAAACTACTTTTGATAACACAATTGCAGATTTTGTAAAAAATACAGAAGATCGCATATTTAATTTAGTTCAATCTGATTTTTTTAGAAAAAATCAAATAGGAAGTTTTTCTACAGGAAACAGATTTTTAACTTGTCCTAATGATTTTATTTTAAGTTTTTCACTTGCGGTTATTGATGGTTCAAGTGATTATCATTTTTTAGAAAAGAAACACCCCAGCTTTATGCAGGAATATGTACCTGATATAGCTGACACCAGTCTAAGAGGACTGCCTTTGTACTACGCAGATTTTGACAAAGAATACAGCACATCATCAAGTAGCGGTACATCTATTGTCGTTGCGCCTGTTCCCGACTCAAATTATTCAGTTGAGTTGCATTACTTACACAAACCGACAAGTTTGGTGTCAAATACAAGTGGCACTTGGCTTTCGCAAAACGCTAGAGAAGCAATGTTGTATGGTTCATTAGTTGAGGCTTATACTTTTATGAAGGGTGAACAAGGTTTACTCGATACTTACGAGAAAAGATTTTTACAAAGCATAGATAGATTAAAGAATAGAGCAGAAGCAAGAGGAAGACGCGATGAATATCGCTATGACTCGCTACGCTCACAAGTAAGTTAATATAAAGGAGAAAGTATGAAGCCTATCAAGAAACTTGAGGGCAAGACTGTAGCTATTGTCGGCATGGGCAAAAGTTGGTTTGACTACAATCTTGCAAAATCCCACGGAGTACATTTTGACGAGGTATGGGCAATAAATGCCGTAGCTGATGTCATTTTCCATGATCGTATTTTTATGTTAGATCCAGCCAGTAGATTTTTAGATTCTGATGATGCTGGTGGCCAAACAAAAAGTATGGCAAAAATATGTAAAACACATAAAGGGCCAATATATACATGCGAACTCGATAAAAGATGTCCTGGTTTGATTGAATATCCAATAGATGAAGTTGTTTCTGAATTTAAATGTCATTATCTAAACAACACAGTCGCATACGCTGTAGCTTTTGCTCTCTGGTGTAAAGTAGGTACGTTAAAACTATTTGGTATAGATTTTACATATAAAGGTAATCTATATTTTGCAGAGTCAGGTAGAGCATGCGTAGAGTTTTGGTTATGTAAATGTATGGAAAGAGGTATGACTGTCGAAGTAGCTAATTCATCATCTTTACTTGATACAGTGATACCAGGTGATGAAAGATTATACGGATATCATAGGTTAGATGATCCTAAAGTAATTCTTGCGGATAAAAATAACAATTATCGTGTTTTTAACAAAAGCTCTGTACAAACATCAACTAAAGAACAAGAAGCAGTTTTGATGGACAGATATGATAGCCATCTAAATAAAAATAAAATAGGAGAACCTAACAAATGGTAATAAAAATTACTCCAGACGGAACACCAGAGTTAGGTCTAGTAGAGGTCTCAACAACTAAATTTGGAGGACATCCTCCTGAGTTTTGGTCTCAACAGCTTGTAGATAAAATATGCTCTT